AATAAGATGAACTCAATACTTAGGCAACCCAAAAAATAAAACTAAGGAGACCCAAGATGACAAAGCAAAAAGAACTTGACCTTCTGAACACTCTCAAAGACCAAGATTCACTATTTTCTGCATCAGTTTCAGATGCGGATTTCAACCAAATGATTGCCAATATCAAAGACGACCATCCTCTGTTTCTCAAGACAGGGCACGATGCTGACCACCACGCTTCCCTTACCAGAAAGATTGAGGAGCTTGAATCAATGCTCAGGGAAAAAAATCAAACCATCGAAGTCCTCGAACAACAGGTTGAAAAGCACAGCAACCGTGCAGATGATTCAATTCAGCAATTTGAAAGAATCGCTAAGAAGCTTACAATCCTTACACGTGTTACCAGCAAAGCCATAAATCCAGACAATGTTGACCCTCAACTTCGTATCGAGCTCAAGACAGCATATGGAACCCTTCCCCTTACAGAAGATGAGACTGAGTGCATACTTGCCAAATACTGGAACGACACTCTTGTGGGAGGCACAGAATGACTGTAAAGGAAATCATAGTACAACGTTTTCTGGAGTCTCTTGAAAAAGGGACTCCACCGTGGAAAAAATCATGGAAACGTGGAATCCCCAAGAACTTCGTTTCCAAGAGGAAGTATCAGGGAATCAATGCTCTCTTACTCGCTTTTGCGGAAACGGAATATCCGCTGTTCCTTACATGGAACCAGATAAAGCAACTTGAGGGCAGAATAAAGAACGATGAGAACGGTGAAATGCTAAGAGGTCACATCGTTGTTTTGTACAAGACGGTAGAAAAAGAGGTCGAAAACTCAAAGACCGGAAACCTCAAAACTGAAACTGTAGCCTTTTATCGATACTATCGAGTTTGGTCAATAGCCGATTTAGATGGAATTGAGTATGAGGCTGATGGAGTTGACATTCTGCTTGACCCTGCTCAAAAGATAGATAGAGCGGAAGCAATTCTCGATAAAGGCAAAGAGTTTGTCAGAATCGCTCATAACAATACTGGAACAGCTTGTTATCTCCCAATGGAAGATAGAATAGAGATTCCGGCAATAGGTCACTATGAAACTGCGGACGCATACTATTCTACAGCTTTCCATGAACTGATACATGCAACCGGAATCCCAAAAAGATGCAATCGCTATCCATTGAGCGAAGCACCCACAGAAAAGTACCAGTATGGAATTGAGGAGCTTGTTGCTGAAATAGGTGCTTGCTTTCTTTGTGCCGAAGCCGGTATTGACGTAGAGTCCTTAATCCCCCTTTCAGCAAGTTATCTTGACGGTTGGATTAAGAAGATTAACGAAAGACCCACAATCATATTCGAGGCGGTGAGGAAAGCTAAGGAAGCTGTAGCTTATCTTCTCGGATGCGAACAAGAAGAGAAAGGAGAGTAGTATGCACTACAAACCACTATCAAGTCTATATTCATCTGTAAGACACTTTGTTGAGGATAATGATTATGCCGTAGAGCTATCCTTGACTAAGCTGAAACAACAGATGGAGGAAAGCGGAAGGGTTGGCAAGGTTGAACTCAAACAGTTTAACCAGTACATCCACGAATATGGAGATGCCACCTTTCCTTCCACCCACACACTGATTGAAAGCATTGCCAAAAACGCATTCAAGTGGCACAGGCGTTTCTCAATTTCGGAAATCCAATGCTATCGAAGATGCAAGTTACAACACGCCCTCAAGTATGATGAACGTCTCAAGCCAATGGCTCAGGAGAGCCGTTATCTGCGTGTTGGAAGTTGGGTACACAGTCTCATTGAACAACTGTACTCTATTGGATATGAAGCTTCGACACTTGACCTGCAAATACTTGTTGACGGAGTTAAGCAAGAGGCATACGAGCTAAGAAGCAAATGCGAAACCCAAGAAGAGAAAGACCAGATTATGGTTGATGTGGCTATTGCCGAAGGAGCCATCAATGCCTACTACAGAGCTCTATTCCAAACAGAGGTTGGGCAGGGTTTCTCAATGTCGAAAGACAACGTAGAAAAAGCTTTCACTGTTCCGATTTTATCAGACAAGTCTGGAAAGCTCAGGAAGTCAACACGATATGCTTTTCGTGGCAAAATTGACGGACTTTTTGATGGAGTGGATGGCAAAAAATACATCCACGAAATCAAGACCAAGTCTGGCTATGGAGATTCGGAACGTGAGCATCTCAAGATAGACGACCAAGTGACTGCTTACGTTTGGGCAATGCAACAGCTTGGAATAGACGTTGGTGGAATCATTTATACGGTTATCAAGAAGCCCGGAATCGTCAGACGCAAAACGTTTGAATATGATGTCAGGAACAATGAACACCGGATTCACGAGTTCGGGTTTAGAACCAAGCCGGATTATGAACGGTTCATCAAAGACCAGACAACCAAATACTCGGAAGAACATTATGAGATTCGGCTTGTTGAGGCTGAACTCAAGAAGAATAATACTTATACTGTTCTTGAAGACGGAGAAGAGATTGCCACAGATATTCGGCTTAAATCGGAAGCTCAAGCCATTGTGAACGAAAAGCTCAAACCTTTTATTGAAGGCTTCCTCGTTACTTCGGTCGAGGGCATTGAGGATGTAGAGCTTTACTGCGAACGGATAATCCAAGACTACAACGAACGCACAGAGTTCTATGTTTTCAGAGACATTGTGTTCCGCACACCGGAAATGATTAAGGGATTCTCTGAGCGCATATCGGCAGAGGTCAAGGAAATAGCCAAAAACAACTCCTCAACAGCTTACCCGCAACCAGCAGAGTCGTACCTTAATCACTGCTCAATGTGCGACTACAGAGAGCTATGCTTGTTCTGGTACGATCAAAACATGGTTAACGAAATCAGAAAATCAAAGTACCTCACCACAGAACAGGTTTTCGAGGCAGCAGAAGATGCAGTCAAGGCAGAAGAATATTCTGATGAAATCGCATTTTAACCTTGACGAATTAGACCACACACCAAAAATAGTTTCATCACTTACAACGCATAAGGAGGTTTCCAAATGGAAATCAAGTCAACAGCAGTAACCGGAAAGACCGGAGAATCAAAAGACCTTTACGGACTCACCATGATTCTGTACGGTGAGCCCGGAATCGGAAAAACCCACGCAATTAACTACCTGCCGGACAAAACGACCCTGTACATTGGTTTTGAGGGCGGGGATGAGCCTCTTATCGGCAAAGACATCCCAATTATTAACTTCTCTGCTGCAAGTGGCAAGGACTCGCTCATAGCTCTCAAGCAGGTAATGGATGCCATCATTAGACGTGAGGAAATCGTTATTGGAAAGATGAAAATCAATACCGCTCAACTCACCAACGTTGCAATTGACAATATCTCCGAACTCGAACGCTATATGCAAATCGGTTTGATGAAAACTCGTGGCAAGTCTTTTATGACTCTCAAGGAATATGGCGATTCCACACAAAAGATGAAGGAATACATGAGAACCATTCGAGACCTCAAGCTCAGTGGATTGTATGTAACCGCTATTGCTCACGAGCAAATCATTGAAGAAAGGGACGAAACAGGCTCTTCTGTTACCAGAACCTTTCCGCAAATGGGGCAGCGAATCGTCCGTGAAATCATGGGAATGTTTGATATTGTCGGAAGGATGGAACGTGAATACGGTGATTCCAGCGAAGGCATCATTGACGCACAACGAGTAATCAGACTTAACCCCAATCAAAGGGTTGCCGCAAAATGTAGAATCACCGGATTGACTGAAATGTACGGAGACACAGTATCTCAGGACATTGGAGAGCTATATCGCAACGCATACAAGTTGCGCAAAGATAGAACCACAAGACCAAAAACAGGAGAAAACAAATGATATTAGACCACAATTTTGGCGAAATCGAGGAAAAGACTCTTGGAGAATATCTCCCAGAAGGGCAGTTTGAATGTAAATGCGTTAAAGCATCATGGGGGAAGTCAAAGAATGGTACCCTGTACCTAAGCCTAACTTGGGAATGTATCGAGCCCGGTGATTTCCTTGGACTACAAGCTACAGAGCGAAAATATCTGACCCCAAACACCCTTCCCTATGTCAAGGGCTGGTCACACAATCTTGGAGTGCTGCTTGATGGTAAAGGCGTCAACGAGGAAGCTTATGTTGGACGGTTCGCTCTTCTGAAAATCAAAGAAGTCGATAATCCCGGCTATGATAACAAAAAACGTGAAATCAGTTCATGGAGTTCACCTGCCAATGCAAACAAGAACAAGACTGTAAGCGGAAGCGCAGGTGCGTCAAAAATCACTCCCCACGACATCAAGGAAGATATGCCTTCATCATCTTCATCATCACACGAATCCGAAGCCCCAATGCCATCTGACAACGATGTCCCATTTTAATAATGGGTTCCACGGTGGGAAGCCAAAAACTTCCCACCGTATTTTAAGGACTGATGATGTTTAAGGAATTGATTTCGCAAATGGATGAAAAGACACGTGCTGTTATGTTTGCGCTAAAGCTTTACGCTGAAAACTCACTTTTGGTTGGAATGCTTTGTGACCTTAATGGCAAGGCAACCAAGATAAGCGATTACATTCCACTCCGATACATTGACACTGCTTTGGCTCATGGAGTTATTTACATGGTTGAAGACTATTACGTTTTTACGAAATGGTACAAGTACTTTGTTAGACCGTTGACGCTAAAAGACGTTGAAACATTTAGGAAGGCAAATGGGATTAACAAAGCAAACATTGTGCCGTTCCTTGAGCTATATCTCAACGATTCTGAGGAACATCGGCACATCATAACCTATTACACACCTACGACAGAAAAGATTGAATCAATACAAGAGTTGGTGAGCGTAAGCAAGCTCACGGTCTCAGAAAAAGAAACATTGCTTGACTATGGACTCAAGTTTGGAACACGAGCACAATATGATAAAGGAATCATTCCTCACACAAATGCTGCACATGAGGCAATCAAGGAAATAATTCAGATTGCTGAATCCGGTGAGTTCCACTATTCAGGCAAACGACACGTTGTAACAAAAGAAAGACTTTTTGAGGCTATCGGAAAGATAGTCTTGCTGAAACACGTAGTTCACCTTAAAAACAATAACTATCTTAAGCAACCGCTTATGAACAAGGAAGGTGGCAAAAACCATAATACGAACGTGGCAAAAACAAGGGAAGGATATTGATGGACGTCAACGAAATGCTTAATGACAGACCCACGACTGAATGGAAATGCGAAGTATGCGGAGCAGTCAACCGAACTTGGACAGTCTCCATCTCATGGCTTATGCAAAAAGGTGGAGAAAAATACCGACATGGCTATTGCGAATCATGCAAGGAAAAAGAAGACAGAGAAGAGCTCCTAAAAATTGAAAGGCAGCAACAGGATGCGATGAAAAGAAAGACTGAGTCCCTTTACAAGAGGGCTGAGATTCCTGATAACATAAAATCGGCACTACTTGATAAAATGGTTATTCGCAAAGGCTCAGAAGATGCTTTTGCTGCAATGAAAAACTTAAGAATGGACAAGAGATGGGTTTATTTGCATGGAGATAATTCTGTTGGCAAATCGTTTCTGATTGGAGCTACAATCAACTCCCTTATCGCTCACCACGTCCCGGTTTTGTACGTAAACGAATCACAGCTATTTGATAGAATCAGGTTCACATGGGACAAACATTCTACCGAAAAAGAAAGCGACATTTTCAATTTGTTCAAACAAGCATCGGTGATATTTTGGGATGAGTTCTTGCTGTTCAACTTTCTTGACAGGGAAAGTCCCCTATGGAAGTATGAGCGCATGTACAGCTTTATAGAATACTGTTCAGAACACAGCAAGATTATGGTCTTTGCGTCAAACATCAAACCCTCTTCAAACCCTGACAACGAATACGGAAATATCACAGACAGGGCTGGCAAGAGAATCGTGGCAAGGCTCAAACGTCATGACATTAAATGTATTAAAATGTCAAACGCCCCATTTTGTTAGAGGTGAAAATGGAAGTTAGAAATGTTTGAACTCGATATGCTTAATGAAGAGCAAAAGGCAGTAGTACTGGCAAATACCGGAGTTGTGTGTTGCACTGCTACCGCTGGTTCAGGAAAAACTTTCGCCATGACCAAGAAAGTGGCGTATCTTATCAGCGAAGGTATTCGACCGGAGAGAATACTATGTTTCACCTTCACGAAGAAGGCTGGAACTGAGCTTGGCGATAGGCTGAAAAACATACTCAGCAGAGAAGATTCCAGCAAGGTAACTGTTGGGACGATGCATTCTGTTTTCTACTCGATAGTCAGAAAAGAGAGAATGCTGTTGGCACCAGAATACCATAACATGAAGATAATTCTTGAATGGCAGCAAAAAAAGCTCATGAAAGAGGCATACGATTCTGTTGTTGAAACAATGGGACGTTCCGGAAAAAATCCTTTTACTGCTTACGCATCGATAAGCAGAGCCAAAAACGAACTTCTTTCTCCAGAGCTTTTAAGGAAATACCTCGTCAACTCCAAACAAGAGCACCTTTTGTGGATTAGCAACGTTTACGCAAAATACGAGGCAGCCAAGAAAAAAGAAGGATTCATAGATTTTGACGACATGATTACGATGGCATACGATTTACTTTGCATTGAATCTGTGAAAGCAAAGTGGCAAAAGCAATGGGACTATATTATGGTAGATGAGTTCCAAGACACAAACACTGCTCAAGCAAAGCTTGTAAAAATCCTTTCTGAAAAAGCTAAGCTGCTATTTTTGATTGGTGACAAGAACCAAGCGATTTATGCTTTCAGGGGAGCAAGACCAGACTACATAGAAGGGATAGAAAAGCACTATCCAGATGTTGTTAAGATGTCACTCTCCACAACCTACAGATGCAGAGAGAACATTGTAGCCAAAGCAAACCTTCTAACTAATTTGATGGGTGGAGTAAAAAGCAAAGCCGTCAAAACCGGAGGGACAATCACCTATCTTGGTCACTTTGAAACATCAGACGAAGAAGCGGAGGCAGTAGCAAGAGAAATCCGTCATTTGTTTAGAACGGCACACGTAAAGCCTCAAGACATCAAAATCATGTACAGAACCAATGTTCAGTCAAGAGCAATAGAGGAAGCTCTATGTTCTTCAAAAATCCCTTACGTTATTTTTGGGGACAACTCATTTTACGACCAAAAAGAAGCTAAAGACATGATAGCATATCTCAAGATAATTCTTAACCCTCAAACGGCAAGGGACTGCTATCTGAGAATCCTTAATAGACCGCCCAGAAAGCTTGGTTCTGTTTTTAAGGAAGAATGGGATACTCAAAGCATGAACGGAAGGGATTGTCTTGATTCGCTGTGTTACCGATATAAAACATCATTTACTGAATCATGTGCCAAAGATATGTACCGACAAATCAGGGCAACTATCGAATACGCAAAAACGGCAGACAACGTTGGTCAAATTATTACAAGCATAAGGCGAGAGACCGGATATGATGATTGGCTTGAATCCGATGTAGAAAACGTTGACATAAGTAATGATGCAGCCCAAAGGAAAATCGACATTTTGGACGAATTATGTGTGATTGCTTCACGGCACAGCCGGATAGAAGATTTTCTATCGCACGTTGAGGCGGTAGCAAGCAGAAAAGAAAAAAATGCCGGAAAGTCCGTGAACGTGATGACTGTTCACAAGGCTAAGGGTCTTGAGGCGCAGGTAGTATTTGTTGTTGGAGTTAGCAATGGACTGATGCCACACCATCAGGGCTTATTTAATGAAGAGCGTAGGCTTTTTTATGTGGCAATCACAAGAGCAGAAGAGAGATTGTATTTAAGCGGGTACGCAGAAAAGAACAAAAACGACATAATGAATGAATCGATATTCTTGAAATACATAGAGGTAATTGAATATGAAGAAAGCTAAAGAAAATGCTGAAAAAGAAGTGAACGAAAATCTGTTTAAGGTTATCGACTTTATGCGTGGTCATGTTGGAGCAAACAATGCTATAAAGGCAAAGGACGTGTCTCAACGGTTTGGCATAAGCACAAGGAGCGTTCGCTTGATAATGACTACAGCCCTGAAAAAGAAAATCATTCCAATCATCAGCTATGATGGGTCGGATATGAACGATAACCTTTATGGATATTTTGTGGCGTCATGCTACGAAGAAGTAGAGTCCTTTATAGGCTCTCTTGATGTCAAAATTGATGCCCTTACCAAGAAGAGAAATCTCGTGCTGGAGTGCTTTAATGAGTATCAAAAAAAGTAACGATATCACCGTCAGAAGCGACTATCAGATTATCGTCTCAAACGTTCTCGACACCATTGAAGAAACGGAAAGCGTTGTAGCTTGGCTAAACCACAAAGGAATATCCAATGTGGTTAGGCGGCACAAAAATGGCTTTTTGGTTTGCAGGCAAGCAACCGAAAAAGAAAGGAAGGACAAAAAGCTCTCCCTTTCCATCATCAAAGACATTAAAGCTGGAATGCTATCCGGTGCTATCGTGAAAATAAACACGCAGAAAGGCAAAAAAAACCTTGACTAAAAAGGGGCATTCAATATCATTGAATCATAAAACTTATATCCATAAGGAGATGAGATGGGACAGATAAACCTGTTCAACCACAAGACAAGAACTTACGCCATGATTGGAAATCACACTTGGCAAGTCCTTGAAGGATTCAAGTACGGACAAGAGATTGTGTTTGCCATAGTCACCGGATTGTCCGGAACGATAACACAAGAATACCTTCCCTCTGGAACATGGAAGGTACAACGATTCAAAGTGCGGAACAAGCAACCCCTGTTTGTTATTTACAATTCCACCTACTTTAAACATAGCGACAAGTTTTACGGGAAAAAACAGGCATACGTTGCTAAGTCCACCGAAGGATGCCTCTATCTTGGCATTAAGGATTTACTCGACCGAATTGGTATCGAAGTCACGGATGCCAATATCGCAAACACGGTACCGCTTCTTAGAAGTGAAATCAAGTTGCTCACCTCTATTGTTGACAACCCTACTATGGAAGGTAGGGTGTTTGATTATGCTTTTGTTTCAGATGAAGAGGACTATACGATAAAATCGATAAAGGAGAAATTGAATGGAAACTGAAAGAGACGACCTTCTGTGGTTTCAAAGGTCGAAAGCTCGTGATGGGCTATACGAAACACCCAAAGAAGTTGCACAGGCAATGTATGAGGCAATGATTGGGATATCCGACATTGCCGACAAGAAGCCAAACGTGTTAGACCCCTGTGCCGGTAGTGGAAGGCTTTTAACTCCTTTCAAAAAAGATGGCTTCGATGTAATCGGTATTGAGTACAACGAAGTTATGTATGATAAACTCAAGAGGAATCTTGGGTCAAAGTATTCTCGTGGCGGTAACGCTATTGATTACTATGTTGGCGGAAAGGTTAGCGGCAAGTTCAACTTTGTTGTAATGAATCCACCGTTTGGATTGCGACTTAGTACCGAAGGTCTCCATTTTGAAACCGGAGAAGATGAGATAGAATCCCAAACCGCTTTTGTGGAACTTGCACATAAGGCACTCCCATACTACGGAACGGCAATTGTTGGGCTTATCCTGCCGACCTCAACTTGGAGCAACGCAAAAGACAGGGTTCTTTGCAACTTCTTGTATAAAAGCTTCAACGTATTATGCAAGATAACGCTCAAGAATGCCTTTCTCAAAGAATATGGGATAAACGTAGAGACAGACATTGTTATCCTTTCCAAAAAACAGTCGTATTATGGACACGGAACTCCAATGGTTGTGCCGGATAGCCCATTACTTTATGATGCTGACATATCGTCGGTAAAAGACGTAGCCAAGATGTTTGTTCGGGAATACTTACGCACGTACAGAAGAATAGTTCTCAGAATAGCTCATTACGAACAGAAGGAAATCGAAGAAATACCGGATTTATCACGTTTGATAGAATATGAGGATAATGCCAGTGGTATCTCCATTACCGCTAACGGCATATCTGGATGCCTTGTTGACAGGGCGTTGCTTGACTTCTACGATGAATCTGGAATTGAAACATATAATCCTGTCGCCGGACGCCCGACCGGAATCACGCAGGCATATTTCAGCGTTCCTTCTCTTATCAGAAATGGCGTATCGGCAGCAATCAATATCGGAGAAAAGCTTGGATTGAACGTCTATATCAACGAACAAGAGCGACTCCGATTCAATGCTCTCAGGGAAAAATGGAGATATGAGGCAACTCCTCTCTACCAACCCCATGCCCACGAAATGCTTGCATATTATCGAAACGAGATGTACCAAGCAAAGAAAACTCTCAGGGATTCAAACGGACACACCATTTACGGAAAGGGTAAGCAATATCTGTTCAGACCAACGTGGGTAAGGGCAGAAGAAAACGTTTCCGAAGAAGAGAAGAAAGACAGCAAGGGAGAATACGTAGAGTCGATTAAGCTCGATAGGGGATATCTCCAAATCAACGTAGCTTCAGAGGTTGGCGTTATTGAATACCCTGAGTTTGAGACAAAAATAGTTGCCGAGCTTGTGGACGTATTTGGATTGCCGGAAATCAAAAGCGTTTCAGAAGCATATCCTGAAAAAGTTGAGATGTGGGCAAGGGCGATTGCCAAGCGGTTTCCCTTCCTCTTTGATTATCAAGCAGAGGATTTGTCTCGCATATTAACAAAGAAAACGGTTTACATCGGATTTGAAATGGGAGCCGGGAAAACGGTAATGGCTTACTGCTATGCAAGCTTGCGCCAGTATCAAAGAACTCTGATTGTGTGTCAAGGTTCGCTTGTAGATAACTGGTGCAATGAGGCAGAAAAGTTCGGATTCATTGCAACCCCCCTCAAAGACCATTCAGATATTGATACTTTTATCAAGCGGTGTAAGTCAAAGGATTTCAAGCCTAACATGTCAGAGTTCTTTATCATAGGACAAGAGTTCCTCAGTCTTGATGGTGGGCGCATTTACAATGAATGGAATTGCGTTCGTTATGATGGAGACGGAGAAAAGATTCACGATGAGATTTGCACCAAACAGTCCTGCTCAAGAGGTCACAAATACGAGACACAGATTAAGGCTTGTCCCCAATGTTCCGCAACGTACGACAATGGATGGACTGGTAGATACTGTCATGGATGTGGCTATGTAGCTTATTCCTATGGCACCAATGCGGGACAGGTTGGGACACGCCAATATCCAGCTTACAAACGACTCAAGAAATGGTTTACTTGCGTTATCACAGATGAAAGCCAGAACTACGCAAACAGGTCACTCAGAGGAGAGGCAAGCAGGGCTTTGAAGGCAAAGAGCCGGATGATGCTCACCGGAACGATTATGAAAAATTACGTTTCGGACGTGTTCCTCAATTTCGGTTGGCTTGTTGGCTACGATAATCCGGTGTTTTATTTTGGAAGGCAAGATGCAAAGATATTCTTGGATGAGTTCGGTTCCTATGAGATAGTATCGAAAGAATATCTGTCTGAAATGGGAGATGCTTCCGTAAAGAAGAGAAAGCAGGGCAGAAAAAAACTTTTGCCAGCAGTTAGTAATCTCAGCAGGTTTTGGAGACTTATCACTCCCTTCACGGTACGCAGGTTATCAGACGATATTGCTGAACTCAAAAGCATTCCACGAGAAAGGCAAATTATTTGGTGCGATATGGATATGGAGCATATGTCGCTATACGGTGAGATTGAGGAATGGGCAAAAAAGACACTGAACTTTGAGCTTTCCAAAGAAACGGTCAATATGGGTGTTGTGTCAATGTGCCTCTGGAAGCTACGATTTGCAGCTACCATTCCGGTGTCAGATATGTTGTTAATGGATGAACCGAAATACTCATATCCAAATGTCAATCTGCCATCATCTCATGTCTGGTGCAAGATAAATGAGCTTACCAAGATTATCCGAGTTGCAACGGAAAAGAAAGAAAAGGTTATCGTTTTTTCGGGATTAAGGGACTGCCAATCTTATGTTTTCAAGTATCTGAAAAAGATTGGCTACAAAGTAAAGCTCATAGACTCTGGTGTCCAAACAAACGACAGGTTCTATGAGATTCAGGAGTTTTCGGATAATGGCTATCAGGTTCTCGTAACTGGCTCGAACGTTCTCAATCGTGGCTACACGATAACTGCCGCAAACCATGTAGTCTTTATGGATTTGGCTTATACGCCTGAGATAACAGACCAAGCAGAATACAGATGTATCAGACCGGGGCAGAAAAAGAAAGTCCAGATATATTACCTACTCACTTCCTCGACTATAGACTCAGAAATGTTCGATGTTAATAAAATGAAGAGAGAGGCAATTCAACATGCCATGAATAAGGTTGCCAAGTATGATGATATTGCCGATTTACTCAAGCAAGCTGACATGAGAAATCCGGAAGTAGCCATAGCCAAGAAAATACTTGAGGCTGTCCGCATTAAAATGCCGGAACAAACGAAAGTGATTGATTTAATGCCAACCCATATTAACAACGATGAAATGAAGATAGTTTGCGGAAAGAACGACCAGCTTTGCATTGAGTTTTAGAAAATGAATATCTACCTTTGCACGTTTGATAACATTCCCATAGACTGGGATGGGAGACTGTTTTTGATAACTGAACCCATCCCCTCGTTTATCCCTGATAGCATAACCCTGCTCAGAGTTGCAAGCATGATAATCAGGGATGGTGAAACCAAAAGCGTTGCAGAGGAACGATACAGGCAGATAAACTGGGATTTAGTTAGAAGCAAGCTTATTGAACGTGATATGTTTATTGGTAAGGGAACGCACCTAAGCCTGATACTTGCGTTTTTGGCTGATGGTTCAATAAACATCCTCAACTATGATGATATCGCCTCTCTAACGCAGCCTAATGACGACATGCAATATGAATTAGCAGACGATGATTATCGCAAGCTCTTTGGATATAGGTTGGAGAAACACAGACATCCAATTTCCCCCATAATCGTAAACGGAGAGTTCGTTCCGTTTGTGTGCCGTGATGGTTCCTTTATCATTCCTTTCCAATGCCCTAACAAGTATAAATGGTGGGCTGGTGGCATGGGATTAGAAAAGACGCTTGACACATTCGTCAAGCCACACGTAAGTGTATCACAGTATGAATCGCTTTTGTGGTCGTACTGCAATAAAAAACCGAAAGGAGTCTAAGATGAATCTAATTCTTGGAAGAAAAATCGTACTGGGAGCGATATTTATTGCGCTTGCAATAGTGGGGGCTTTTTTCCTCAAGTCCCCGATTGATAACCTCCCTCTCTTCACTGTCGATAACGTACTGCTTGTAGTGGGAACGGTTCTCGGTATCACAATAGCAGCAAAAACGGTTCAGGCAAAACGGCTGGAAAATAAACTCATCCGGCCATACGTAACTATTCTTGATAGGATATGGGCACTGCTTGACCCAACGACCGGAGCCATAACAGCAATCATTTCCTTCCTGCTTGCGACATTCCTTGTCTATTACAGGTTAGTTGACTTTATCACGTGGTTTGGCTATCATGCTATTCTGCTCGCCTATTTCGATGGGGTCAATGTTGCAAAAAAATGACATGACAGCGGTGCAAGGTGCGGGCGGGAACACAATGTCCGCACCTCTTCACCCTCTCAAAACCAATCTTGCTGTTCAGTTTGACCAGCTTGACAACTTAAGCAAGGTAAAACTTGAGAAGATATACATGGCGTTTCTTGGCACATGTAGCTGTATTGTCTCAAGGAAAAAACCCATCCAAAGACACCATGTAAGAAAGTATGGTAATTCCGGAACGGCTTGTAAGCCACCAGACATATATTGTGTTCCCCTGCACCATGAATATCACACTGGAGATAAGGGAATACACACGCTTGGAGAAAAAACTTTCTGCACCAGATACGACATCGATTTTGATGCGGAAATAACAAGACTACACACAATGTTTGAAAAGTATTATGGGAGATTGACTGATGCCGAACGAAAGTAAAGAAATTGATTTTAGCCAAGTAGGAAGCATAGAGGTTTCTGCTGGCACGGAAATCGAAATAGAAAAAGACCCTGAGCGCATACAGGAAGCGTTTGATGAACAGGGAAAAATCCTTGACCTCGTAAAAGAAGCTGGTAGGACAATATGTCAGCTTGCTAAACGTCTCATCCCTTTCAGGGACGAAAGAATGTGGTTTTATCTTGGGTACACATCATTTCAGGAATGGTATCAAAACATCGGGCTGTCCAAGACGACAATCTACCGAGCAATAAACATATTTGAAACGTTTGTATTGGAGTACAAGATTTCCGAAGATGATGTTTATGCCTGCGACATCAAAAAGCTGGATATGCTTTTGCCACTGAAAAACGCCACCATAGACGGAGCTACCGTTTTAAACGAAGAATCGGTTTCCGAATGGCTTGAAAAAGCAAAAACCCTTTCACAGGGAGACCTCATTACGGAGGTTTCGTCAGCAAGAGGGAAAAAATCAACCGTGCAAAACCTTATTGAAAACGAGAATCTTTACAGAGGAACTTATGTTCTTGTGAAGACCACTGAGGACGTATCACAGTTGAGGGTAATGTCCGACAAGAAGGTTCCAGTAGAACTATACAAAAACGATGAGGGCGATTTCATCGTTAGGATAGTATGACTGAGAGGGTCACAAAGCAGGAATATCTTGAGTTAGTCCAAAAGAGCCGGAAGCCCAATCCGCAAGCACGAACAAGCTCAGGATGGTGGACAGACGGCACCCGCTCATATTACATGAGGTCGTATTGGGAATCGAACTACGCTTATTATCTCAATTTCCTCATCAAACACGGCAAAATCGTTTCATGGACATACGAAGAAGACGTATTCTGGTTTATGTCAATTAAACGAGGAGTGCGAAGCTACAAGCCTGACTTTAAGGTTCACTACCCTGATGGGAGAACGGAATATCATGAGGTTAAGGGATATTACGACAAGCGGTCAAAGACAAAAATGGCTCGCATGAAAAAGTATTACCCACTTGTGGTAGTACAGCTTATTGACAGGAAAAAATACAAAGCCATCACAAAGATTGGTGGCTTAATCGAAGGATGGGGAACCCCCTTCCTCACTAAAGAAGAAAAGGAAACACTATTTACAAAGGAGAACAAATGAAAGTGAAGAACGTTCCTAAGCATGCCCTATATGCTTACGTTGCTGCAAGTGTAGCGAATACCACCATGCAGCTAATCAACATGATTCCAAAGACAGAGTTTCATCTTGGATGGTTTTTGGTTGTTGCATGGGCAATGATAACCTTGAATTGGGAAAGAAATCAGTATCTATCCAGCAAGCTAAGCCTTTCTAAGTATTTCAAGATTAAGTGGCTTGATACGCTGATAGACGTAATCGTTGGGAATGCTGTTTTCATTCTCGTCTTATATCTTGCCGGATGGCTTAATGGTTAACGTCAGCATCAACTCCCTTTCTGCCTCTGTTTATGAGGCAGCAGAAGCAAAGGGATTTTGGGAATCATACTGGGATGCTCCAGACAGCCTAAAGCCCCAAATAATTGCAGCCAAGCTCATGCTCTGTGTTACTGAACTTTCAGAAGCTTGCGAGGACTTGAGAACCGGAGATAAGGAACACTTCAAAGAGGAAATTGCAGATACGATAATACGAATAGCTGATATTTGCGGTGGACTTGGAATTGACATCGATGCAGAGATTAAGAAAAAAATGGAAAAGAACCAGAAGCGAGAAAGGCTTCATGGCAAACTCTTCTGAGACACAAACAGAGTTCCTGACCATAGAACACGATGAACTTGCTGTGTTGGCTGGCAAGTATCTCAAAAAGTCTCGATGTCCCATTGTACTTGTAAAGAATCAACTTATGTATTCGCAGGAACAGCCAGACGTTATTGCTTTTGGGCTGCTATACCCTATGGTTGTTGTTGTCGAAGTTAAAACAAGCAGAGCGGATTTTAAAAAAGACCAATTAAAACCTTTCCGCACATCGCCAGAAAAAGGAATGGGGAGTTCAAGATACTACTGCTGTCCAGACGGCTTAATTAAACCGGAAGAACTCCCCCCTCTTTGGGGATTGCTTTACTATCGAAATGGGAAAATTGAGCAGATTGTTCGTTCAGGTTTGTTCAAAAATCATAATCATCTTGCAGAGAGATATCTCCTTTTATACTACCTAAAGCATCCAGAAGTTTATGAGGCAAACAAGATATGAATATTGCTATCACCATCCCTAAAACTACCACGTGGGAAACGTATGAAAAAGAGCTTATCAAAGCAGAGAGTGGCGATATCCTCAACTACCGTCTTGGACACATTAAGCCAAAACGCCTTAATCCGGGGGATAGATGCTATCTTGTACACGATGGGCTTATTCGTGGATACCACATTGTTATTGACGTTGTCTGGAAAAGCTCCTTTCATTGCAGCACAACAGGAAAAATATGGATTGAAGGATATTACGTTAGAAGAACTGGTCAGTTTATCAAAATCCCTCCCATCAAAATGAATGGGTTTCAAGGATTCAGATATTACTCGGAACCGGAGAACAGTTTTCCAAGAGGATTATCGTGAGAAGGTCAAAATGTCTAACTTAGGAAAGAGCATAGGATGTTTTGTTTATACCCTATTCATTATAGGGGTTGTTGTTGGAATTGTCTTGACCCTCCTAATCGGTCAATGCACAAAAAGATACACGGTCAACATTCATAAGGTACAAGTGGAAGAAAAAGGACGGACGCCATGATTTTAGTAAAGCCATCAGGAGTCTTTGAACAAAGTGGGTTCAAGACCAAACAAGAAGTATATCAGTTTATTGAAAGGATTGGCAGGACTTGCTATAAGTCTGAGTCAAAGACCACAGAGGAATCAGCAGCACCTTTCGTAAAGATGTTGATGAAAAGAAATCACCTTGCCGTATTGGAGCATGTATCGCTCACCGCACGGTTTGTTTTTGACAGAGGAGTCAGCCACGAACTCGTAAGGCACAGGCTGGCTGCTTACGCTCAAGAGTCCACTCGGTTCTGCAACTACAAGAAAAACGGCAACATTCTTTTCGTAGCTCCACGCTGGCTAACTGATTTGTGTGATTTTGACAAGATTCCAAGAATAGAGCTAAGGCTGTTTTCCGAAAGCATCAATAAGTTCAACTATACCGATATAGTGGCAGACCTATTATCCAAACACAAGATGAGATTGGGGCTATGCATGGAAGCCCACAACGCAGAAAGGATTTACGACTTCCTCAATATCTGCATTGAATCAGAGAACTATTATTTGAAGCAGGTTGAAGCTGGTTACAAGCCAGAAGAGGCAAGAGGTGGGCTTGTCCATTTCGTAAAGACCGAAATCGTAAAGACAGCAAATCTCAGAAGTTGGCTGCACGTGTTCTCGCTCAGGACAAGCAAGTATGCTCATCCAGATATGCGGGTTGCCATGAATATGCTATACGAAGAGTTCGCAAGAACCTATCCGGAGATAGTGGAATGTAGCGAGCTCACCAGAAAGAAGGGAATAGCCCTCTCCATAAACGCAGCAAAACAGCAAATGCAACGTCTTGAGTTCAAGGACGAACTTGGACACCCGATTGAAACAAATCAATCCATAACACGCTTGTTTGAGCTTCTAACGGAAGAATACGGGGAGTATATCAATGAATAAACCAGACGATAAAACAAAGTTCCACCTTTCCCCCCAACTAACCGTAGAAGATTGCCTTCCATGCAAAAAATGCGGTTCCAAAATGGTCGGGGTTACTGAGCATCAAGAAGAATATGCTGTTATATGTTATGATTGCCAAGCAAGAACAGCAAGGTACAACTCAGAAACCCATGCCGTCAGAGCATGGAATCATGGCATAACGCTAAACCGAAAGCAAAGACGGCAAGGAAGATAGTTATGGACTTAAGTAAAACGGTTGAAGCTCAGAAAAAAAATGAACATATCGAAAAGACTATGAACCGAGCAGAAAGACGAAGAGCGATGAGAAGCCCATGTCCATGCGGAAGCGGGAAGAAGCTCATTGATTGCTGTATTGATAAGGTTATGTCTTCAAGAGAAGAATCATGAGTGGTGTCGAGCTTGCTTGGCTTATGATTGCAGCAATGTTTATGTCTGTCGGATTTACGATATTAGTAATACTGCTGTTTGAAATACCTCGGAAAAAACACAAGAAGAAATACCATAAGAGCCTGATTAGCATTCTTGATAAATACATTGATAAATGGAAACAAATGGAGGATGGCGTTATTCCGATGGGTGATATACTTGTCCTCAAAATGCAGATTGACCATTTCTGCCAAGTTATCCAATGCGATACGATACTCTATTTGCCGTATCAGAAACACTCGATGGATTACTTCAAAATATGTTATACGATTAAGAAGGCAGAGGCTGAAGTCGAGAATGCCAGACGGCAGGTGTTTGGCACAAGAAAAACAGAAAAACCCATTGGAGGAACAACATGCAAGTAAGAATATGCACAAATTGCTATGGTGATATACATGATGAACGACACGTCATTTGCCCTCACTGTGGAACCAGAATAAAACAAAACCAATTTTCAAGTGAGGATGCTGATGATGGCTACTTCTCAAAGAAGCCACAGGAAAAAAAAACCTTGACAAAACAAGGCACTCCCATCATTATGACACCATCAAACCCAACCAAAAACAAGGAAGAATTATGATAATGACAGTAGGACACAGCAATGTTTCTTTGGAAGAGTTCATCTACCAACTAAAGGAACACCAAGTTAAGAAAATCATAGACGTTAGGTTTGTTCCATACAGCAAACACGTTCCCCACTTTAACCAACACGTTATTAAGCCAGCCCTAATCGCAGAGGGAATAGCGTATATTCCTGCCGGACACAAGCTCGGTAACTCCCCCTCTATTTCCCAAGAGGTTTTTTTAGAGGGCGTCAAAAAAGTAATGAGAATGGCAGAAACGGAAGAAGGGATATGCCTCATGTGCAGTGAAAAAGATTATCAGTCTTGTCACCGATACTTCCTCATTACAAACACCATGAAAAAGCTTGACGAAAATATCGACATTGTACACTTGGTTTCAGACCAACGAATATACGACAACGAACTGTTGTTTTAACAAAATGAGCGGGTTTGGTTTAATTGGCAGCACAGCACACGTCCAGTGTGAAGGTCTGGTTCGACTCCGGAGACCCGCTCCAACTTTTGGGTAGAAAGATGAAAACGATTCTGGAGAATAGCAACAAGCTGTTCAAGCACAATGACGAAAATAGTTACTACTCATTCGCCCACAACATCGTTTACGCTTGCATCAAATCGGTGCTGAAAGACAAGCCCATACATAATGCTGGCAATTATTTATGGGCAGGAAACAATGAACGAAAGCTCATTTATCCCACCAGCACCAGAGACGTTTTTTATCGTGAATTGATTGTTATGCTATCCCAATGTTCCGTCATGCACTTGCCCGCTATGTATGCCAATCATTTAAGGAAAACTAACCAATACGATGTTAAACCTACCATGTGGGGCAATAAGGAATACGTCTATTCCACTGAACACCTTATTGCTATGGACGGGAAAAAGCTAAAGAAGAAAAGAAACGGTGTATCAAGATTAAGAGAAAACAAAAGGTTCACCATCTTCACTTATGACGACTTTCCGGAAAGAAGGCAGTGCTTTATAGACTTGGTTGCTGTTTGGAGGCGACAATTAGAGTTTAAGGGTGCCAAGATTTACACAAACGGATATTTTGAAACAATGCTGGAAATCTATCCCACGCTAAGGGAATGCCTTTCTAATTTACATCTTGTCGGATTATGGGATAAAGATGAAAACAGGATTGTGGCATGCAACTTAGGGGTTCAATACTCAGACAAGTATTGGTGTAGCGTTTTTGGATATGCAGACAGAGATAGCGAAGACTATACTGCTGATTATGTTTGGTCAGAAATTGCAAAACTGTTTAAGGCATTTCCCTATGAAATAGATGGAGGCGGAGTCAATTCCGGTGACACGAACTTAATGTTTTACAAAAACAGATACTTAACAGATGAAGTTATCCCGCTTCAAATCGCTCACTACATGGTTTCCAAGAAGGCGAGAAAGAAATGATTGGCTTAGATATCCTGCAACTGAAAGACAAAATACGGATAGCCATAGATGCTACCCGGATGTATAACTATCGGCTGAATTGGCTATATCTGTTGCCTAAGCTTAATCTTGACGACAAGTATGGGTACGAAATTCGCAGAGAATATATCCTGTTGGGGCAGGGAAACGGCAGAATGATAATCCCCCTCATTACAGACCACAAAAGAATGTATTCCATTATCCTATCTGAGCTTGAAAAAGGCGGGCTTGCAAACATTCCTCACTATTATACCCAAAACCTTGGAACTTTTTACAAGATAACTCCAAGAATGTGGGGGGAACATGATTTTGTTTACGAAACAGCACAAATGATGAATACGCCCGGAGGCAAGCTAAAAAGAATCCAACAATACGTTCACGCACACAAAAGAAACGAAAACCTCGTTGTGATAAACCTCAGCGAAAACCTAAACAGACGACAGGAGTTTATTGATGCAGTTTATCTGTGGCACGATGAGATAATGGCAATAGGGCTAAAGAAGGCTGTTGGAAGGCTTGCATATCCTGAATGGGTAATAAATAATTTTGATGAACTAAACAAGCATGTTGATGTTAAGGGGATAGGGATATACGATAAATCCAAAAGCAAAATGGTGGCAGTTGGGCTTGGAACGGAACACTCCACAACCTACTGGGTTCACACGTTTGGATTCGCAAGCCGCAACTATCAAGATTTATCGGCATACGTAAAGGCGGAACTTGCGTCTCAATTTATCCAATATCCTTACACGCTTGATGGCGATGCTGGCGGAGAGGCAAACCCACTTTACGCATTCAAAAGCAAGTATCTCACTACAGAAGTAACGGACAAACAACTCAAAATGAAACAAGTAGTAAAAAGGCGAAGCTAAATGCTAAACGAATATCAAACACTATACTTGGATAACGTTGAGTTAATTACTGATAATATCGGAAAGACCAAAAGTGTAAGCTACGATTTTTGCCCATTATACATGATATGCAAATTGGGATTAGATAAGAAGTACTATCTCGAAAAAACGAAATACTTCCTTATTCTAAGAAACACCAAAACCATCAACGTAGCACTACTCCCATTGATAGACGATGCCACTGTTATCTATTTTGAAATGCTCAATATACTGCACACTAACAAAATAATCGCAATGCCGTATCGATTTGCAAAACCTCTAATGGGCAACGAAATCTATACGGTTCGCAATAGGCTATGGGGCAATATAGATTTTGTGTTTCAAACTAAACAGATTATAGAAAAACACGGAAAAAAACTAAGCAGGGTTAGGAACTACGCAAACCGTTACGAAAAAGACCAGAACTACGAAGTGATAGACTTACTTGATGAAAGGAGATATCTCCCAAAGGTTAAGAACGTATTAGACAAATGGAACACCCTCAAGGGAAGAGAGGCTTCAAGAACTTCCTTCGTTCCATACATCATAAGTATTTTGGATGAATTGACGGATATTCCCCGACTCAACTTCATATCCATGCTGGATAAAACAACAGGCGAGTTGGGGGCGGTTTCTATGGCAACTCTTTTTTCCACAACTCATTGGGTAAACACATTTAGGTATTCTGACCACGTTTTGAATAACGCTACGGATTATTTGTTTGGAGAAATGGCTAAACGCTATTTGGACATTCCATTTGAAATTGACGGTGCTGCTGGCGGAAGAGAAACTGATTTGGCGAAGGTTAAACAAAAATACATAACAGACAATGTACTTAATGAACAAATATATTGCTTTGATATAGGCAGGAAGGGAAAATGACTATTGGACTTGAGATTGAAGTCGTTGACGTATGGCAGCACGACATTACCCTTCCCAATGGCTGGAAGTGGAATCATAATGAGGCATTGCTGATTAACTCCGATTTGGAAACCTGCGCCTTTGAAGGGCACTATAAGGGTGGCGAACTTAACAGTCCCCCATTCATATATGATGACGAAAAGTTTTGGCAAGACTTAGAAAGCTTGCTACAGCAGGTAAAATCCCACGGTGGGAAGGCGAATTTCTCAACAGGGATTCACGTCCACATCGGGATTGACCCATATATCTCGTTTGACGAGTTCAAAAAACTTGCGCTTAATTCCGTCTATGCAGACCCTCTGCTTATAAGCATGGCGATGCCGGGAACGACAAGAAGGACGGAGCTTGCAAATATGAGACCGTTTTCGATGCAGGATTACATTGCTTGTTTTTCCGGTAAGGATAACCTCACGGATGTTGGCAAGAAATATCCTAAACCTATGCGGAGAGTCAAGCGAACCTCAATCAACTTGTTTGCTTTTTTCTCGAATGGACTTCCGGGGAAAAAAAAAGAGAGAACCACAACGATTGAGTTCCGGCACTTTAATGGAAGCTTGGATATAGTCGAGATAAAGTTTCTCGCAATGTTTTGTCATGAGCTTACGGCACTGATGTTGACCACAGAAAATGCAGCCATGTTTAGAAACGACAGAGCCATGCTCAAGGAACTTGGAATTGAAAACACCAACTTTCCAAAAGGGGATAATTACTATATGAAAAGAGACAGAATCATGGAAATATTCCATAAGTGCCAGAAAGAAAGCGGAGGGAAAGATGGTGGAAGCCCCGAAGTCTGAAATAGAACGCAAAATTGAATCACTACTCAAGAACAAGAAACGGCTCCAAAAACACGAAGTCGAATGCTTACGTTACTACCGTATGCCAGACCTCAACGACATGAACATTTCCGTTGTGTATTGCGGAGCCAATCCAAAAGACATGATGATTTATGATTATTTCAGAAACATGGTGTCCTCTGCCCCTCAAGGTGGTTCACCAATGGGTAGAAACAACCCATTTCTTATTATGGACACAAAGTCTATGGCTGTGCTTGGCATATTTACCATAGGCGATGCTCCAATGAAATATCCCTATTTCCAAAAGTATATTGGGGCAGATGGCTGGTTAAGTGGAAATGAAAGCGAAAATGAACTTAAATGGAAAACGCTCCATACGGTACTGTATATTTTGAGATGCCTCCCCCTCCATCCTTTCGGGGAACTGCTAATTGGGAAACTTATCGTATTGCTTGCGACCAGTACAGAAATCATAAAGCTGCTTGAGCAGAAATACTCTTATCGATATACTCTTTTCTTGGTTAGAACGCTACACGGGAAGTCAAGCCTATATCATAGACTTCATCCAAGAGGACTTGAATACATTGGTTCGGACGAGACAAACAGAGGGATGTATGTTATGGAGTTGCGCAAGCATGGGCTTCAATACCTACGTGGAGAAAGAGAGCTTGAGAAATGCTCGTTCAAACGAAAAACCCACTCAATTTCTGAACAATACGAATACTGGAAAGAAAGATGGTTTTTGCCAAGAGTAGAGAGAATTGGGACAGAAAACATCAAGTTCGACAAGGGCTACTACTCTACAACCCAAACCATCAAACGATATGAGGAGATGTTAAAAAATGGGATTAGCACCATACAGCACAAGGACAACGAAGCTTAAAAACAGGGGAGTATGGGAAGGATACGAAGCCACTCTCCCATACGATGTCGGATGTCAAAAATACGCTGACGCCATGTTCTCCTTTCTCAAGAAACACGTTCCGGTGAGCGAATGGCAAGGACTAACGTTTGCTGATTTGTTTGCTGGTTCGGGCAGCCACGCTATTGCAGCAAAGAGATACAGGTTTGGAAGGGTGTTGGCAAACGATTATCTGAGGATATGCCATTTGGCAAATCACCACGTCTTGGTTCAGGAAAAGAAAATCTCAAAAGAGAACTTCGTTATTCCCTTCTTACGCAAAGAGCCAGTTTCCGACCCAACGTTTGTTCAGGAACACTACGGAAAGTATTTTGTGGTTGACTCTGCAAAACTTATTGACGACTTCTTGTGCCGGGCTGAGACGGAACTTGAATTGTATTACGTGCTAAGGCTTGCGCTGTTACTTTCAGCTAAGCAATGGAAGCCACCAACCGACAAGGTGTACTACAATGCTGAATACCAAAGAGCGCTGGAGCTATATTCATCACCAGAAAACCTACTGAACCATATCTGTTCACGTTTGAATACCTCTATCTTTCCACACGTATCAGCAAGGAACAGGTCATATTGTTTGGACTACAGGGATTTTCTAAAGACTGAAAAAAAGATTGACATTATCCATCTCCACCCCCCATACGGATACACCGATTACAAAGTGTGCTACCAAGTGTACGAATCAATAATGAGCAAACAGGTCATTGAACCGGAAGTCGAAACGAAAAACAAAAACACTGAGTTTGTACAAGAGGTTTTTAAAAACATCAAAGTCAAGAAATGGATTGTGCAGCTTACAGATGCAAAGGTAAAAGACCATGAACTCAGGGAAATGCTAAACGAATATGTTGACATAATAGACATATTCAAAATAGAAAGAAAGATAGGAAACAAGTACTACTACTTTTGCCAAAGGAGGCAAGGAAAATGAACGAAGACATTAAACGAAAGGTTGACCTCAGATTTGTCGGAAAAGACGACATCATTCAAAACGACTGGAATCCGAACTCAATGGAGCAGCACACATTTGATGCGCTGGTAAACAATATCCGAGACAGAGGGTTTAAACAACCCCTACTTGTCAGGGAGGTAAAGCAAGAGGACGGAACGATTAAGTTTGAACTTATTGATGGAGAACATCGATGGAGAGCAGCAATCGAAGCACAAGTCGAAGAGATTCCCGTTGTTGTTATCGATTCTGATGATGCCGACTCAAAGCTCGACACAATCGCCATGAACAATATTCGTGGAGAAATGATGAGCGTTGGGCTTGCAGAACTCATCGTTGCAATCAAAAGCGAAAAAGGGATTGAGTACCTTAGAAAGTATTCAGGTTTCCTCGACCAACAGTTGCAAGATTACGAGTCTCTGCTTATACCTCCAGACCTCAATGCGGAATACACGTCAAACGTGAACACGGACGGAAATGTTGAAGTTCCAGTTGACGTAAGCATCCTTCTGTTCAAGGACTCCAAGGCAAAGTTCGACAAATGCCTTGAAAGAGCTATGGAAATAGCCAAAAAGCCGGACACCATCCCTCTCATCGACTGTGAGGACAAACAACAGGTGGACAAATACGACAAAGCCATGCAAGCAGCCACCAAAAAACTCAATACCAAGAAAAGAAGCGAAGCCCTTGAATACATCTGTGATGTGTTCTTGTCAAGAACAGAAGAAGAGTAATCCGTGCCAATAGAAGCCATCGAATCTGAAAAAATCCTTGCGCAAGTAGAACAACTGCTACTAAAGGGATTTACGGCAAAAAAGACCATCGCCAAAATAGTGGGGGTGGACGCAAAAACCGTGTCCAGATACATTGAGCGCATACAGAAACGGTGGGCAATAACTGGAGACAAAGATGCACAGCGCACGGCGATAGGGGAATACCTTGAAAAGTCAAAAATGGTTGAGCGTGAAGCTTGGATGGTGCACCAGAACAATGTGTCAGACAGCATAAAGCTTAATGCTCTCAACCTCGTATTGACTTGTCAAAGAAACCAGATGTTGCTACTCGGATTGACAAGCGAAAGCATTAACATCCTTATCGACAAAAGTCAGCACAACGACATATATGTATTGGGGCAACAAGAACAGGAGAGAATGAACAGATACGCCCACTACTATCTGGAAGCAACGGATGCGGAAATTGTTGAAGACGAATAACCCCATTAGCTTGACGCTTGATGCTGAGTTTAGCAGGGAACAGTTCCACCACGTTGTATCGTTACTTCATGCTGGTCGCAAGGAACCGTCTTTAGATTTGGCTCTCGGACGGTTTTTTGCAGACCATCTCATTAGAGAGGTTGTCGTTCATGGACGAATAAGGCTTTTAATGGAGGCTTTGCGGGCAATCATCAAAAATGCTGTTGGGTACAAGTTCCATATCACAGGGCTGGAGTCGGCATTGAGGATTTATTTTTGCTACTTTAATGCCACATGGTTTGGGGTGTATTACTGTAGCTCAGATTATGCTGATTGTCAGGTTAAATGGAGAGGCAACTGGAAACGCTCAAGACATTTTCAAGCTGCACCTCGTGACCACGGCAAGAGCCATATTTATTCATTTGAAAACCCGCTTTGGCACATTTGCTATGTGGACAATATCAGAATCCTATCAGCCTCGAAAAGCGAAACGCTTGCCGAAAAATATCTTGGAGCAATAAAAAGAACCATCGAAACCAACCCCTTTATTCGTGAGGACTTTGGAGACTTAACGCAGAACATAAACCCTGTTGATGGCTCAAGGCTTGAGGGTGGTCGGGGACGTGGAGGTTGGGCAAAAAACCAGCTATTTTGCCGGAGAACAAACCACGCCCTCAAAGATGGAACGGTCGAATCAATCGGTTGGGGAAGCGCAATCACTGGCTCACGTTTTGACCTCATTATCCTTGACGACCCCATCGAAGAAAGCGACTGCCGAACGGCTCGGTCACGCAATGGTCAAAAAGAGACAATACACATATTGGAGGAGTTGCTTGAGCCAAGAGGCAAGTTTCACGTAATCGGAACTCGCAAGCATTATGACGACCTATACTCATATCTGATGAAGAACCCACGCTGGACATACTCAATAGACTCAGGTATTATCCAATACCCAAGCGAGTACAGCTACAAATACGAAACGGACGATGAGACCGGAAAAGAAATTGCTGTTGGCGTTGACATTCCTGATGGGCTTACGTATAAGGTGCTTTGGGAGGATAAGTGGTCAATCGAAGACCTTCTTCTCAAGAAGCATGGCTCCCTTCCTCTCCATTTTCTCAGGGATATTCAGAACGAAGTAACATCGGATGAAACCTCGGACTTTCCAGAAGAAACAATCAACGGATGCAGGGATATTACCGTACTTGGCAAGAGACTTCCGTTTTACAAGAAAAGACCGGATTGGGCTCGTTGGGTGGTGCAAGGCGTTGACTTGTCTGGCATTTTTTCAAAGACCAGAGCAACAGAAAAAGATTCGGACTTCTTCAATGTCACAACGCTTGCGATTCCCCACAATAATTACGACAAGCACTTGATACACGGTTACAGGGTAAGGGGCATTGATGCCGATGAACAATTATCCAAGATAGTTGAGCTTGACTACGATTTTGAGCCGGACATCATTGTGCTTGAGGTGAATGCTTATCAGAAGGCGATGGAGGGACTTGCGCTAAAGAAAAAGCTTCCTGTTTATCCTCATAACACTGGTTCAGAAAAATGGGGGTTCGAGTCGGGTCTTCCCAAGATGAGCATGGAAATGAAGAACAAGTATTTCGTGTTTTACACCGGACAGGGAGAAGCTGAGGTTTACTATGAAACTCTGTTTGCGGAGCTTCACGGTCTTGGTGTTGAAGCCCATGATGATTCGGTAATGAGTCTTTGGCTTGCAAATCTTGGAGCTACATGGCTAATCAAAAAACACAGACGAAAGATGGCAAGGAGAACATCCAAAGACATCAAAAATACTGGAGAACTTGTATCAAACAAGCTTGAAACATGGGAGGAAGCTAAGGATGTAACGAAAGAAGAAATCGAGCGGGCACGTTTAGAGCTTGAAGAGCGGATAAACAGGTACATGTAGAATGCATTTTATGCGCTCCCCCATCAAACTATACCACCCCTGTCGAGATATGCTCACCAAGAGGCTCTCCCGCACGTTCTTTAAGAATGTAACAGCAATCATAAGCTCCTCAAACAAAATGCACCAATCCAAACGGAAAAAAGGCGTCTAAGACGAAATAAGCAAGCCCAAAAAGCAAAAGGACTGGAAATGAAAAAGATTACAAACATCATCATTCACTGCTCAGATTCGGATTTCGGTTCCGCATCTCTTATTCGGCAATGGCATCAGCAAAATGGCTGGAAAGAAATCGGCTACCATATTGTGATAACGAACGGTCTTATCGTTCCCAATGCCGGAACGTGGCAAAAGGAGCTATACGTTCCCTTTATGGATGGCATGGTGGAAATAGGACGCTATCTTGACGGAGATGATTTTATCTCCACCAACGAGATAGGCGCACACGCACTTGGTTACAACGAAACGTCAGCCGGATTCTGCTTAATAGGCAAGAAGACCTTCACTCCTCGCCAATTTGTTAGCCTGACAAACCTGCTTAATTTTTTCCTTCCTCTTTGGAACCTACCGATAGGTGCGGTACTTGGACATTATGAAGTAAGCTCAGGAAGGTCTTGCCCGAACTTTGACATGAGAAGGTTCCGACTTGAATATGAAGCCAAGATGTGCTTTGCTTTCGATGGCAATGTTTACGTACCAAAAGAGTTCGACCAATCTCAACCTATCGCCAACGGACATGAAAACCTTTACACTAAAGACCAGATACAGAAGAGAATCAATTTCCTGCTTAAAAATGGCGGTTGGAATCAGGAAGTAACACGACTTACCGCTTACAGGGATGGCAGCAAAAAGTAAAAAGATACATTGACAAATAAATAAAGGGGTTGCTTGCTTTATTTGTCAAGCCATCCCTTTACTTATTCAGCACCCAAAACACAGAAAAATAAGCATTTACAGGATTCAGGCAACTGCAAAAAAACATGAAAAAAACTTTGAAAAAGCAAAAAAACTCTTGACACAAAAAGCCCCCCATAATATAGTGAACTCATACTTAGAAACACTAAAAACTAAAAACACTAAGGAGACCCAAAATGGAAGACCAAATTACTACTCAGACCACCCCCACCCCCCACAAGTTTGAGAGCCTTCAATCGGTTAGTTCATTGCAAACCCGCCAATTCAATCTTCCTACCGAAAAAGGTTCATATCTTGCCAATATCACAGACCGCTTAATTCTCGAAGTAGAGGTTGGATATTGCAGATTCGATGATGAGGATTATGATTATGCTATCTTCTCATCTCAATACATCGACCCAAGCCTTGTTTCCGGTCAATTCCAATTTGCCAAAGAAGAATATGTACACGAATGTGGCAAGGTTGCTCTCTATTGGGAGTACGAGAACAGACCGGACAATCAGTTTGAACTCATCTTTGAGGCAATCGAAAAGATGTGCGCAGCACCAGCCCCCAAGGATGATTATTCAGACCTTTATGGCGATTCCTCTGAGCTAACTGAAGAGCAGAAGAACTGCCCGCACTCCACAACTCACACTGAGTGTTGTGTATCAGGAGACGATGATTTGACATGGAAAACAAGGTCTCTCATTTGCGATGATTGTGGACTTGTTCTTGAAGAATGCTATTTTGAAATCCAAGGGAGGAACCATGAAATACTTTAAAAAGACCGTTTCCACTTACCGTTACAAGGGCTTTACGCTAAAACAGGGATTATGCGAACATGATGACGAAAATTATGATTGTTATGAACTCATCTCTCCAACCAAAAACCTGCTTGCGCTTGCAAACAAAATCTTCGGAAACATGTACAGAGGAATTGAATTGATTGCTAACGGCACCTATGCTGTTCTGAACTTTCTCCCTGTTGACGAAGACAAGTATCTTGAACTCGCAGATGATGCTAACGACCAAGTGCTTCAGCGGGCAAGGCGGGCAAGATGAGTTGGAAGATTCTTAAGAACATCGATGAGCATTACGTTCGTGCTGACATCACCTATTACGCAGGGCTTGCCGAAGATGAGGACGGAAACCTTATCGCTTATTACTACAAGAAGCACGACTATCTTACTTTATACAAAGACCTCAAGTCATTCATGTCCGCACTGCTTCATGGCTACAACGGAGTCAACGTTGTCACTTTTGAAAAAGACAGCGAAATGGATGAGTTTATTGAAAACGGAGGGCTTGCTCAAGACAAGACCCCTTCATGCGATTGGTGTGAGGCACATCTCCAAGACCTTCCGAACGAAGAGCGATATCAGCAGTGGTATTACGCAAACAATCGCCAAGAGGGTAAGCTCTGCTATGATTGCCACATCAAAGAAATCTGCCATACACGAGATGAGTATTAAGATGATTAGGTATTTCACTCCAGACAGCTTGCTCGTTGGGGAATCAGTTGATGTTCTCATCGTTCACCACATGAGATGGAAGACCATGATTGTTTCGGAAATCGCAGGAGACATAATGTATCTCACAAACGAAAACGGCTTAGGGAAGAAAGAGGCTTTCAGCAGAAAATCCGGAGAAAGGCTTCGCGAATCCACAAGTTTTCACATCACCAAAATCATGTGCAAAACCAATGATGAGGAGAACAGATGCCAAAGTATAAGGTAACATGGACTGAGACCACTACACGGGACTGGGAAGATGTTGTAGAAGCCAAGTCCCACGCAGAAGCCGTAAGAATGGTAAAAGAACTCAGGATTCACGGGAACCCAATAGCAGAGCCAGAGTTCGCAGGGATAATCCAAAAATCAATCAAGGCACAGGAGGTGTCAGATGAAAATCAAGGAAATTAAGAGCCAGCACAGAAGAGACTTCACGGCAATATATCAGTGCCAATTTTGTGGGCACACCTATGAAGGCAGTGGATATGACGACACGAACTTTCATCAGAACGTAGTCCCTGACAAGAAATGCGAAAAATGTGGTAAGTCCACCAACTCCGAACCCGGAGAAAAGCCAAGAGCTTTCGCACCACGCTATCCAGACGGAATGGAGGTGTAGGATGAAGCTATCTCATCTTATCAGATTGCTTGAACGGCTGTGCGACAATCAGGGCGACAATGAGATTTGCGAACTCAAGGTTGCAATAAACGAATCAAGAACCGCAAGCGTTCCACTGCTTGACTACGCAAATACGATACAGATTCTTAAAGCAGAAAGGGATGGAAAATGCCTGTATTTTCATCACCTTACACAACCCGAAGCAATAGCAAAGGCAAAGCTCGCCATCTTGCAACACATAGAAGAACTTGCAAGAGACTACTTCCCCACCACTGACCGTGTCGTCAACGAGGACAACGAATATGCTTTTGATTTGCTCATTGAAGATGGGCTGGTTGAGATTGATGGAACCGAATGCAAAATCACCCCTGATGGTGTTCGCTATCTTGCTGAGCACACAGGTACAAAAAATGTTGTCACAGACGTTTGCCCATTTTGGGAGTGAGGACAAAAACATGAAAGAAAAGAAAGGTTTCACAGTTCCGGTGAATCTGAATCCCAATGATGGTGATTTGACCTCAGAAGAAAAAGAGGGACTGTCCAAGATTATGAGCGGATTCAACAAGCTCAAGTTTGTAGAAGTAAATGGGCTGGAATATGGAGTTACTCCGCTTGAAGCACTGATGTTACAGAAAATAGCAAGAAACGAATACACCCAGTTGAACGGAGCAGAGCCAGAGACAACAGACGATACCTGCACTTATGCTGATGTAATCATGGAAACGCCCCAAGACAAGGGTGTCTTTACGTCGTTACTTAAAAAGGGACTTGTGTTGCACTGGGACTATAGAACTCCCCAAGACCGTTCAGCAAGGGAGAACTTGTGTCGTCTATCAGATATTGGATTTGTAGCTTACAAGAAGCTCTTTCCTCAACCCAAAGACCCGCAGGAGGAACAGGATGTCTTGCCTGAAAATAAGGGATAAGCGGTATGGGGAGGTTGCAGGATATTTATACCGGAAAACCAAACCAGAACAGCTTACCCTGAACTCAACCTTTCCATGCGTTGTAAAAGCCAAGAAGGAAAATTTGCTGTGTTCATGGAAGCACAAACGCAAGGATATAAAAAAGGCTGTTATCGTTGTTGCGCTAATGGGAAACCAGACTCCGGAGAGGTACCTAAACTGCAAATGCGTTGGATATCCACATCATGGTATGTACTACGCAAGCTATGAAATAATCGGATATCCGATTATAGATAAAACCACCGAAAAGTACATACGAACAAAGCCTTGGAAAAACTATCACAAAAGAGGCATTGTTGCCATCATCGGAGATATCGTTAAATCCATTAAAAAGCGTATAGAGTGAATAGCAAAGGCAAGTGAATGCCCCCCGCAGTTAAGAGATGCGGGGGGCTGTTTTATATTGCACAAAAAACATGGAAAAAACTTTGAAAAAAGCAAAAAAAACCTTGACAAAAAAACAGGTCTATAATATGATGAACTCATACTTAGAAACACTAAAAACTAAAAAACACTAAGGAGACCCAAAATGGAAAAGCTCTCATCAAACCAAGCCAAAGACCTCGCTCAAACAATTAAAACCTCTCTCAAGAATGGAGAGAGCGTCACTTCTCACCGCAACACCATCACCTTAACTTTGACCCCGCTTAAAGCGGGTGAACTTCAAAAAGTTATCGATTTCATCAAAATGGAGTTCGGTATCACCGCTATGCTTCAAACTCTCGAAACCGGAGAAATGTCAGTCTTCACTCTCAACTGCTTTACGGACGTTTCTGTCTCAATCCCCACCTACACGGACATGGGAAACGCTCAATTTGAAAACACTACAGAATGCCCAATCTGCGGAGCAAAGAGAAATACAGACAGCAGCACTTGGGACTACTCTTCAGAAAGTTGGGTGAAAGCTCCTCTGCTCTGCGGTCACGGCTTCTCACTTACCGAAAATGCCAATCAAACAGATGATGCTTCCAAAGACCACTGGAAAGATTCAGTCGTCATTTACAAAAAACACCTTCTCAAGCTCATCAGAGCAATCTACTGGAGGTAGTCATGGCAACCACAGCAGCCCTTACGTCAAAAGCCATTCGCACCATTCTCAAGAGGGTGTTCCCTCAAACCAAGTTCACAGTTAAATGCTCGAACTTCGCAGGCGGGAACTCAGTCCACGTCAAGTATGCTGATTCGATACCAGAACGATTTGTTTCTGACATCGTCAAGCAATTTGAATACGGCAGCTTCAACGGCATGATTGACCTCTATGAGTTCACAAATTGCAGGGACGACATTCCGCAGGTCAAATACGTCTCCACCGACAGAGACGTGTCAATAGAGTTTGCGAGAGCAATCCTTGAATACATCAAAGCGGAAAGATATTCAGACTTTCCGGAAGATGCTCAGGTTTACGATGAAGGTTATTGGTGGTCAGTCAAAGCTGGTTCTTGTCCTGCCGGATACCTTCCCAAATACAATAACATCGGGCTTAGTTCTTGCGTCCGAAACTACGCAACCTATTTCACGTTCACTGACGGTAAGCTTGAACTATTCCCTCAATCCACACCAAGATTGACCACTCAGCTTAATCATAGTTGTAACTGTCTAAGCGAAGTCAACGTTTTCGGTGGCAAAGCCCTTGCCGAGGTTTCAAATGACTGAACAAGAAAAGATACTGTTTGCCGAATGGATAATTCGATACTACCCGCAAGTACTTGTTGACAATTTCCACAGAGACGATATGTCGTATGCCTATGTCCGTCTTAATTATGAGTACTCTGTTATGAGGTCAACGTATGATGAACTGTATAAGGAGTGGAGTGGTGAGCAAGAGTAAAATAGCCTTCCGAATCCTCTTCATTGCATACGAGTTTGTCCTTGCCGTTTTTCTTGGCAGATACATAGCCGTAACAGCAACACTCTCTTCCCCACCCATGTGGCGAATTGCATACTGTATTTTCCTGACATTAACAGCCATTGCTATAACGACATTTGTGCTGCTTGCCTTTTTGGCAGAAGAGAAGTCAAGAAATGATTAACTTTATTGCCAAGCGCAAGAACAGACAGCAAAGACGCAGTGAGCCTCGACGATATACGATAGAGGAGGCTTTAAGGAATTGGGGGAAAAAATCAGTAGCAGAAAGAAGAGAAAAGTTTCCCCCACTTGCAGAATGCCCAAGCTGTGGGTACCTGTTTTCGGAACTTACGATATACAGATGTTTAGTCCTCTCGTTTGAAAGGCAGCCAGAAATCAAGTGTCTGCAATGCAACGAGATATATTCAATAACAAACCTTAAAAAGATAGAGGAGAAGACCAATGTTGACAATGTTAATAACCGGCAGTGAGATGTCAGAAGGTGCTGCAATAATCCTGTTTTCGTGGATGCCGTTTTTGGTTATAGCCCTGATAGTTGCGACCTTGTGGTATATGCTAAAAGTAGCATCAAGGTTTAGCACACGTGCAAAGAAACTGATTTCATGGCTTGAAAATGAAGAGCGTTGAGATTGATTGTGCCAATCCGAACAGAGGTTATCTGTTAAAATCAGAAGTCAAATATAGAAGAATAACGGGAATGAACGCCTTGGGCAATCAATGTAAGGATTGTGTCAACTCAGAAGAGTTTGAGTCCAAAAGCCTTGATGAACTCAAATGTAATGTAGTCAAGGCAAAAGTCAACAGTAAATACACGTGCCGAGCATTTAAAAGGAGACCTTTATGAAAAACTGGATAATCACCATCAACGGAAAGAATTATGAGTCAGACGAACCGACAACGTTCCCTGATGAAGCAATCAGAGATGTTCTTGAGCAAATTGAAATGGGCAGAAATTACGATGAGCTTGACAGTTCTTACGAAAAGCTGAATAAATCGATAACGGAAGTTAATGATTATGATGGCACTGCTACATGTATCGATGGCAGTGAGTACAAGTTCACTTGCCGGACAAGAGTTGTAGTTGAGGCTGAGTTTGACATAGACAACATGAATGTTGAAGAAGAGCTTGACCCTGTTGCATTGGAGCAGAAAAAACTATTAAAAGCAAGCAAACACCCTGACCAGACCTACATTCTTGACCTAAAATAACGCTTGACAATACAGCCCTCTCCATAACAATGAAGAAACATACTTAGAACCAAAATAAGACACGTAACACGAAAAACTAAGGAGATTCAGATGATTAACAACCCACCACTCCACATTGACGGAACGAACGCTTATATCGGCAATAAAGTAATAGCCAGAATAAGCCAAGAGTTCTGTATTATCGAGAGAAACAAAGAGCGACATTTCTACCGTACCTTGAACGCATGGTGTATCAATTACGAACTCATTAAAGAAGCCATTGAAAGAAATATCCCCAAGCTCCAAATAGTGGACAAAAAGTTCGGAAACACGTATGAGATTGAATTGGCTGAAATCAGAAATCTTATGCGGTCGTTCAACGCATTCATTTCTTTCGGCAATGAAAAGCAAATAGCTGTTCCCCTTTCCCTGTGGGACATTTATGAAACACGCAAAGGAAAAGACCACCTCAAGACAGCAAGGATAACGATAGAGCAGCTTATTTACTGGAGCTACTCAGGGAAGTGGGCTCAGCGTCTTAAGAAAACTGACTCCAGAGACCAGCAAGAAATATTCGGAGGACTCCATGAATAAAACGAAAACGCTCTCTCCTGCTTGCAAGGACATTGTTGCCAAGATATACCTTGAATGCAAGAACGAAACTCCGGAACCCTGCTATGAATACGGAACACTGAAAGCAGCAGGATTATTTGACGGCAATACAGATGGTACCAATTTCAAACAGATATTCGATTACTACGAAATCCCTGAACTCACTTCCTTCCAAAGCACGGAAGAGCTCAAAGCCGGAATCCCTCACTGCTCTCAAGAATGGCAGCAGTACAGGTTGCTAATAAATCGAATAGTGGGTAGAGCTAAGCGTCTTAAGCAGTACAAGAATGGAGACGACCAGATAAACCTTGCCATGAAAGAAAACCGGAAGCTATGGAAAGCCATTTATGATGGGAACGGTTACGAAATGTCACGCCAGACATTTTGGTGGCTATTCCTTGCGATTCACGACACCATACAAAGACGTGGTGGAACCGGAGTGTGGGGAGGCAACCTAACTCATCAAAAGTTCCAAGAGTGCATACAGTACCGCTCTCTGCTCCACGACAGCCCAAGTTACGCATTTAATGAAGAGCTTTACTCTGCGCTCTTTGGATGGTGGTAACGCCAACCAGATTTTTAACGCCAAAAAAAGTCAGTCCTTAGATAAAACTACTTATACGCTATTATAGAATACATGGAGGTTAAAATGTATTTACGGAAAACCGGAAAAAGTCACGCTGACCACAAAGGAGTTATTGCACTATGAAACGTGAAAAGAACAACCGATTGAGAAAGGAAAACAGCAAGCGTAAATCTCACTCAAAACCACCAAAGCCAAAGCCAAGTTTAAGCACCATCGTTGATGTCACAAGTGACTGCCTCTTTGTGACCGTCATAGATACTCAGGCAAGTTTAATCCGAAAGCAAATGCGAACTCAAGCCAAGATAAGCAAAATCGTTTTTCTTTGCGAAACACTGACAGAGGCAAACCTCATTTACTCGCAAGCAGAATCAAGACGAGACTTTACTTATGTGTATCTCTGCCAATGCAAGCCCCCTGCTCTTAACCTTACCAAATACAGAGCCGGAACCAAGTCTTACGTTTCTGGCAAATACCATGTTACGGTTGTTGACAAATACTCTGATTGGTGGTCGTCTTGGTATCAAAAAAAACCTTGACGCAATATGGCTTAAGAATACCATTGAATCATAACTTAACTTATTACATAAGGAGAAAGAAACAATGAGAATGAACTGGAAAGTTGATGAATCAAGAACAGAAAGAACGCTCTTGGTTTCCCCTGAACACAGCTATAGAGTAACCATAGTTGTAAGGGCATACGGAGTTAGCGACAACCTGCTTACCCACCTTGTTTTGCCTGATGATAACTACTTCCTTTCCTCTACTCTTGCCAATAGCAGAACTGCTATTGTTTTCCTCAAACGCAAGGAAAGAAAGATTGCCAAAGGCATCCGTGAAGCATACGAATCCGGCAAGGATAGTGGCTCTTTTGATGTTGGGCTGGCAAGCGAGAGGTAGTTCCGGTGATTGAAGAAAAAGACATTGAGCTTCGCAAGAATCAGTTAGAGAAATCTCGACAAAAGGTTCTTGTTGAGCTTGGGCTGTCGGTTATGATTGGAGACACTTTGATTCACCTGTCAGGCGGTACCAAAGTTGCCATTGTTGAAGACATTGAAATAAACGAAGAAAGTCTCAAAAGCTCTGTTGTTGTTTGTCGTGTAACCAGTGGTGGAGACCCAAAGTATCGTTGGGGGACTGGACGAACTGAAAGGATTCCTGTTTCTGAGATTCTCCAATACAAAGAAAGCTATCTCGTTCTAAGAAACGTATCTTTTGATGAAGTTGTGAAAGAAGCTGAAGACATTATGTCTGGCTTAAAAACACCCAATTCCTGCCCCACTGAGTCAAGCGAAACCGCACTGATGTCCACAAGCAAGTCAGACCTGATAGCTCTTTCAGATATGCTTGTCTCTGAACAGCAAAAGCAGCAAGCCGTATATGCAGTTTTAAGAAATCGCCTTGAAAACATGAAAAGCGATATGTATGGAGTCCTTAGAAGCTATGACAATGTTATCGGTAAAATCAAAAAGGTTATCCGCTCCATTGAGTTGTATCTTGGCATTGAAGAAGACCTCGTTCAGATACAGGATGGTGAGCCGTGCATTAGCGATTGTCCAATAACAATCAGGCAACATGAGCTTTACATGGATATTGAGGCAGCAGACCCTTGGAACTCAGAAAAGGGTGGAATCACAGGAGACGACATAGAGCCTTTTCTTAATTGGCTTGTTAAGTTCGATGAGTTCATCTGTGAATACAATTACAAGACCATCTTGCCTGAGCGTGGAATCTGTGTTTTCAGAATACGCCAATACAAGCGTGAGAACTATACCAAAGACCCTCTTTATGCTCACCTCGAAAGAATGAAAGACCGGAACACTGTTTTGATTATTAGAAACGGAGAACGCCTGTATTGTATCCAGACAGACCTTAACTTCGACAAAAAGCTGTTTCCAGACAAAGATGAAATCATGAAGATTATAGTTGAAGGGAAGGACGTATTCGGTCACAAGATGTCAGAAGAAGAAAGAGCTAAGGTCGCCAAAGACAAACTGTATGGTTACAAGATTCAAATGCTTGTTTTGCAGGGAATACTCGACAGAACAGACATTTTTAAGCCATTCAGCGATGGACTTAATCTCTTTAATCCAGACATCATTTTTGGTGGAAAGATATCGCTAATTTACGACTTTAAGGACTCGTCAAAGCTAACCGATGGTATGCCCGATTTCGAGTCTTGGAGAAAAAGCCGGGTTAGTGACATCAAAGCCGGGAGCCGGATATTCCTTTTTGGTCGAGGCGATGATTACGATTCAGACAGGTTCTTTCGTTGGTATTCACACAGAGACCACCCTGATTATCCCTGCATTGGCATTTATCTGCTTGAATACGATAAGGAAGAAGATGCCCACTTTATTCGGTATAAGCCAAGCGAGGGTGTTAGGTCTTGGGACTGGAGTGTTTGCGGAAATGAACGCAAGAACAAGTTAAGATTCCAGATATTTCCAGAGAAGGACGACTTTGTTGTTTGCTACGACACCCTCAGAAATGATGAAATGGATTGGATAAAGCGAATGATAGTTGACCGCAGAAACAGGTATTACAATAAGTATATAGCTCTTATGAAGCCACTGTATGAGCTTTATCGTCTCAGGAAAGAAGACATCGAAAGCGAATATCACCTACTCAGGCTTATCTCCGGCATTTCAGGTGTTACTGACGAGACTGTTGTTCTTGATGCCATCTTGTGGTGGAAAACTAAGAACAAGTATAAACGTCCCATTGGAGAAGACGAGGCAAAAGCGGTAAGGATGATTGCTTCTAAGGTTAAGCGTATTATAGGTGGTGTTAAATGAACGCATGGATTGAGTTCGATTACGGAACCAAGTTTAACAAGGACGAAATCAAAAAGCTTGAAGAACTCGGCATTGCCTACAAGCTTTATGATGCCGATGATTATACCTTTCGTTCTGGAAGCAATGATGAGGACGAAACATGGAAAAAGTTTACTGAGTATCTTGCCAAGGATGAAAAGGAGCTTCGAGTTAACAGGTTTTTGGCAGACCCGAACTTTATAGTGTCTGAATTGCCAAGAAAGACTTTTAGGATTGTTGGTTCCAAAGAAGACAGTGTGTCTATTGTTACTGGAAAGCTGTTCACTCACCTTGATGTCTTAAAAGAGTATGAAGCTATTTGTACCAGAATAGAGGCAGCGACTAAAACATTCAACGCAAAATGTAGCGTCCATATCGGTGGTAGTCTTTTGATAACCATTAACAAGTTGATGTTGCTGACCGATGCTTGCACAGATGCAGTTCAGGGAGCACTTAATTCTGGATGGAGAATTGTAGCGGTAACGGTTCAACCAGATGGAAGAAGACCAGACTACATCTTGGGTAAATGCAATGACGAACCAATAGCGGTTTCGGCAGAAAGGGGGTAGATGTGAAGAAGGCGGGAGCACGAAGTCTGTATATCGTTAAACGGGAAGTCAATATAGCGTATGCAGTTCCACGCAATAACGAGTATCGAATTATTAACGCCACTATGTGTTTTATGCGGAACGGAATGTTCAGGTTTACTCATACCACAGAGCAGATAGATTTCTGGACTTACAGAAACAAGAGGCGTAAAGAAGAAAACAAACGCAAAGCCTACAAGTCCATGTCAGAGTTCAGGGACAGCTTCATTAAAAGCATAGAGTATATGAAAGTCAGGAAGTTGATATATCTGGATGAAAGTGGTAAGTGGGCAAAAGAACCAGAATCCAAAAGACGGAGAAGATATGACAGATGATATAATTTACGACAAGCCAGAGCTTGAAGTCTGGAGACCGAACTATTGCAAGCTTTCGACCTCTGAGTGGAGAAGATGTAAGCTCTGCAAAAACTCAGAGCCGTTTGTTTCCTCAACTGGTGTAACGAGCAACAGAAAGAAGGTTGTCAGGTATGCCTTTAATTGTGTTGTTGTTGGATATTGTGTAAAGAGGGTTCACTGTGAAGGTTGTTGCGACTTGTTTGCCAGACGAGAGGCGGTGATTGTTTTAGAACCAGAAGACTTTGCTATGTCCAAGCGGGTGGCATCAGAGATTCTTGTCATAGACGGACAATACGCAAGAATGCACGATGTTGTTTACATTGCAGACGTTGCAGTCACCATAGAAGATTTAGGAGACTTCAGCGAGACAGTAACCTATTTATCCACGCTTGACGCTAAAGAGTGGAAAATGAGTTACTCCATAGCGTCAAAGATAATTAGAAGATACCCATACCAAATTGAAAAGGACTTATGATGAAAGCACTTTGTATTTACGGAAGTAAGTTTTCTGAAAACGTTGGGACTCTCGCAAGGTCAGCGTTTATCTATGGGTTTGATGCGATTTATACCATTGGGTCTCGATACAAGAGGATGAGAACTGATACGGTTAATGCTGGAAAACACATCCCGATTATGGCATTGGCTGATTTTGACGCACTGTATCTTGTCGCACAGAAGAATAACGCTTCAGTTGTTATGGTAGAACTTGACCCATGCTCTGTTCACCTTCATCATTATGACCACCCAGAAAACGCCATATATGTGGTTGGAGCAGAGAACAGAGGAATACCGACAAAGGTTTTGGATAAACACCTTGATGAATATGGCGGTGTTGTGATAGAAATACCAACGCCAAAAGACCAAAGCATGAACGTAGCGGTTGCT